TCGTTAGCCGTTGGGTTCGTAAAGTTATCCAACGATGTTGGGTAATTAGTTGGCATTGTTCACCTTAGAAAGCAAGTATGTATCCGAATTCTTCTTGTCCATCGTATCGTACAAGGTCATCATCGTAGGAAGCAGTGATTGCATCGTATAACGGTAGCGAGCCACCAAGTCTGCCGTAGATAGGATCATCGAGAACAATAGGGAAGTCCTGAACCGAACCAAAGTCAAACGTGACTGTATGCGTGTCAATCCCAATGGTGTGCTTAATGCCTGTAACTAAGCCGTATCTCTCAATGGCTGGCGGTATTCCGTTAGGGGTAAACACGATCTTGATAACGTCTTGAATTTCAACGGCTAGAAGTTCAGCCTGATCTGCTGTGTTCTTGTCATGCAGGGTTACGTTCAAGCTGCTAAAGCGTAGCTCTGGTTGGTCGTAGCGACCTAGCAAATAGTCAGCCAGAATAAGTGAGTCACCATCGCTAGTTAGCAACAGCCCGTCTAGGGATAAAGTCTGTACGCCGTAAATGTCTTGCGATAAAAGGTTGTCAGCTACCTGTGGCGTTCCACCCTCACGAGTAATTACCACGCGGTTGTAAAGATTCTCTGACCCGTAGATAACGGCAATGTTGTTATAGCCAACGGATTCAGGGCGTTCATCGTCAGCAAAGATCAGCGTGTCCACAAGCGGTGGAACTGTAATACGGTCACGGAATGTAAGCGCACCTGACTTAGACATAAACAATGCGCCGGGTTCTGTGGACTCAACCAGTTGCAGGTATTGCAGAGCGTTGGTGTTCTCTGGCACAACGTCTGCTTGCAGGGTTTCTTGACCGGGGTCAATGTCGCGCTCACCAGCAGGCCAAGCTACTTCTGGGCGGTTAATAATTGTTTCAATACGTTCACCAGATAACTGACTTACGTTTGTGAATGAGTCAATCTGGGTAGCCGATAACTGCAAGAAACCATCCACGCAGCTGATCGAAGCAAAAGACTTACCGCCTAGCTCGTAGCTTAAATCCCAGTCATCTATGTAACCTGTGAACTGACGGATGCCGTTGGTTTCAATAACAACTTGCTTTCTAGGCAAAATCTGGGAACGGTACGGGCTGTCCTCGTAGAACGGGTCAAAGGTTCTATCGTCATTGTGCAGGGTAACTGATGCGTTGCCTGCGGTGAAGCGGTCTAGCTCCCGTGACTTACCTCTAGAAATAGAAGCACTAGCGACATAGTTAGTAACATCAACCAGAACATCGCCACCCAAAACGTAATCGCTATCAAGAACGCCACGAACTGGATCATCAAGCGCAAAGAACGAACCACCTGATGCTGTGAGGTCAAACGCAATGTAGACCTTAGTTTCTGGATTAGACATTTATGCGCTCGCAAATACCGGGCCACTGGTGCGCTCATATCTCTTAATGGCATCCACAATGTCACGACCAATAGAAGCACCGTCTGCGCCCATACCTGCATTCACGTTAATTGTGATCTGGCTTCCTAGCCCACCTGCGTTGCGACCTGACAAAGGCACAACGGCTTCTGGCCCGGCTTCACCAATCAGTGCAAGCGTTGGCCCGGTGACAATGCCACCCTTAGCAAAGGCAGGAACTTCAACGCCAAGAGATGAAGCCAAGTCCATAATCTTCTTGCGTTCTTTATCCGTGATCTTTGTCTTACCCGGTGACTTCTTACCTTTGGCTTTTGCAATAGCGGCATTGACTTGATCTATACCAGCCTGATTCACAATAGTTCCAGTGGCTGTAACCGATAGACCAGCAGCAGCAATGGCTGCCTTAACGCCGTCTACAAGGGCTTGACCAGCAGCTACGCCTGCCGAGTAGAACTGAGTAGCTGCAGATTCACCAACTGCATCAGCTACCGATTGTGTGGCACTAACTAAAGTATTGACTTGATCTACTACGGTTGCGCCACCGGCAATGATTTCATCTGCAATCTTTATGCCTGCATCTGCGCCAGCCGATAGCACCTGACTAATGGCAGATTCAGACAGACCCATTGCTAGTAACTGCCTGACCTTAGTTCCAAAGTCAGCAGCCTTAGCAGCTTGAGCAACAAGGTTCTCTAAGAATGTTCCAGTTTCTGCACCAGCAGCAGATGTGAAACTTAGGACTGAGGTAATAGAACTTGAAACTGAACGTGCATAGTCAGAGAACTTAGCCTTTGCTTCATTCAAAATCTCGCCAGCACTACTTAGGGCTTCAGTTAATTTAGCGATCTTTTCAGCAGCGTTTTTACTTGCACCACCAACTGACTTGCCAGCCTTGCCACCGCCACCGCCGGGAGCATCTATCGCTTCAGCAAGTGATTGTGCTTCAGCAGCAATAGCAGAAAGATTGGTTTGTTCTTCCTTTAACTTATTGCTGAAATTAGTAAAGCCAGCAGCAGCTGAATCAACAGTTGAAACTAAGCCACTAAAGTTCAAGGTTAATTCGTTGATCTTTGGATTCTTAAGTATGCCTGTAAATAAAGCGTTATAGCCCTTGATGAATCCGTTGATTACAACGATAAAAGCATTGCCCACTTTAGACAGACCAATGGCAATACCTCTGAAGACTTTAATAGTGGCTTCACCCCAAGTCATTGTGGCATCAGTGCCTTTGACCATAGCCGTTACAATTCCCAAAATAACCAAAGGAAGCAACACGACCTTTTTGGTTAAGAACTGGAACGCAGAAGCAAGACCCTGCACCATCTTGATCATGTAGCCAACAGCAATCATTGCCGGGCCAAGTGCAGCAGCAAAGAAACCAATTTGAATAGCGGTGACAACTGCGCTAGGTGAGAGTGTCTTAAAAGCTTCTATAAACTTCTGCATCTGTGGCAGAACTTGATTACGGATAACACCAACTACGTTGATCAAAATCGGCATAAATACCGCGCCAAAAGTACCTGATAAGTCCTCAACCTGTGCAGCCAAGAATTTCTTTTGATTAGCAAGACCGCCAGCAGTACGAGCTACGTCACCTTGCTGAAGTGCAGTATCCCTAAGAATCAAAGCGTAAGCAGCCTGTGCCTTTTGAGCGACAGTTAGAACACCTTGACCGTCATAAATCTTTAGGTTCAATGCTTCTTGACGTAGGCGAACATCGTTGAGTGCTACACCAAATCGCTTTAGTGGTTCTGTTTCCCCGGATAGACCAGAGCGTAAAGCAGTCAATGCTTCTTCAATAGGTACGTTGTTAAACGAAGCCATGTCAGCAGCAAGTTCAACAAGTTTTCTAGACATCTTTGCAGCTTCAGTTTCACCAATGCCAAAGGCTTGGAACAAGTTGCCATAAGTTCCAGCAGCTTCTAATGCGGCTCTCTGAGAAACACCAAAAGCAGCAGACATGGTTTTAGACCAAGCGGTTACAGTGGCAGCCTGTGTCTTGAATACTGCTGTGACCTTTGACTGTGCTTCACCTAAATTAGATGCATCAGTAATTGAATTGTTGATGACAACAGCAGCACCAGCTAAAGGAAGGCTAAGGCTTCTAGTCAAAGATTGACCAGTGCTTGTCAGGCTACTTGATAACTTGCCTGCTGATCTTTGTAGCTTTTGAATTGAGTTAGTTAGGTCAGTGGTGTTGCCAGTAAATTTGACTTCAAAATTCTTGCTTGCGGTGTTTGCCACTAAAACTCCTAAGTGGCAGAAGTACCTGCCATCAACTCCAAGAACTCTCGGCGTATATCCTGCCGTATTTCTTTCTGACTCATACCATTGTACCTAGACAAATCCAAGTCTTTAAATTCTATTTCACACTTCTGGCATCTCTTAGTAAGTGTGCAGGTGCAAGCCCAGTAATCAGTCTGACGGTTTGACTCACGCCTTGTTGTGTTTACAGGTGGTCTATCTGAATAGCGATGTTCAGGTGCTTGCATGATCTCGCCATGTCCACGCAAGGTATGAAAGACAGCGTTAGGTTCGTGCTGTGGTGCAAAGAAAATACGGGCAGGGTCGCTGGTCTGTGGGTCACCAACAATGTCTAGGAATTCATGCATCTGCTTCCAGACTGAATACCACTGATGACTAGGTACGGGTTCATCAAGTGGAATAACAATGTGCCAGTGCTGGTCATCTTCCTTATGGCTGTAAGTCGTATAGGCAATGTATTCATAGCCTTGCAGTTTGTCTAAGGTATTGGCTAACGCTTCACCGTCAAGGTCAGCAACAAAGGCATTTATCTCTATGACGTTCTTATTGCCACGATAAGCATTCTCAACGTAGGTCACAGGACTATACAGATGACCTTTGTATTTATCCTCACGGCAAGCGTGATGCGAAAGTAGCTGAACAAAGTCTGCCCACGAATCGGCATAAGGTTTTGGCTTGTTGTCTTTAACAGACCACCACTTAACTGCGTACATACTTCAGACAGTAGCAGATGTTATACGCTAAATCAACTACATTCTTTCAAGCCGTTTTGTTATGGAATCTAGGGCTTTTATGTATTCAGAGTTGATCTTTGGAGCCATAGCTTCGATAGTAGGCCAGAACCAATAACCCCGGTTTCCGTTGCCCAATTTAGGCGATCTGCGTGGGAACTGACGTAGGCGGTCAGAACCAAATTCAGAGCCAAAGAACACATCGCCACGGGTTACCTTTTGCTTACGCTTGCGGTTAGGTCGGCTCTTAGATACAAAGCCACCAGAAGCATTTAACTTGATAACCGGGATGCGGTCTGGTCTAGCTCTAAAACCCTTAGCGGCTTCTATTGCCTGACGTGGATTATCAGCGTAGGTTGCGTGACTTTGAACTTCTGTGACTACCTGACCAATTAAAGCAACAGATGCCTTGCGAATCTCTTGGTTAAACATAGGATCAGCGGCAGCAGCTCGCTTAAGGAATTCAGGCAAGCCAACGATCTGAACCTGAATCTCTGTGCCACGATGCGGTACTAATGCAGCACCACCAGCACGACCAGTAAGGAACTGACTAGCCGCCATAACTACCCCTGACTATTGCGCCAACGCAGGTACATTCCCATTGTGAAAAGCATACGCTCAGACTCTTCCATTAAAACTGATGGAGCAATACCAGTTTCACATGAAAGATAAGCCAAATACCAGTGTTGGGATGAGTCACCCAACCCGATTATTTTGGGCTTTCTTCACTCGCTTCAATTTCTTCAACTTCATCACACCAATCTTCAAACGTCTTGTTGGTTTTACCCTGACGTTCTAACCAGTGCCATGCAAGCCACAACATGTCAGTAATAAAAAAGTTGGTGCTAAGAGAAGTGATACTTTTGCTGAACTTGTCCTCAAATGCCACAAGATCACGCGCAGTAGCAGATACTTCTTTAACTGACTTATCGTTAAAAGTAACGCGCAGGTTGATCTTCATGCGTTATGCCGTAGCCCGTGTGACTGTGCCAGATACAGGCCAAGTTACAGACAAGGTGGCGATATCGCCAACGCTTGATGCAAATGGTGAGTAGCTGTTTACCAAGCAAGTTGCGGTGTATGAAGGGTTGGTTGCTGTAACAGAACCTGAAGTTGGAACGATTACAACGGTAGCCAAGGTGTTAAGCAATGGATACAGAGTTGCATCTACTGAAGATGAACCAAAGTCCTGCATGAACTGAAGTGTTAAGGAACCGGACTTTAGACCGCCAATACGGGTGCGCCATTCGCCACCGAAAGCAGTTGTTTCTAGATCGTCAGATTCAATAGACAGTTCAACGCTGTTTAGGTTTGTTGAAAAGTTTGTACCGTTTACAGTTACCTTGTAATCGGTGGCTGCGAATTTCGCCATTGTGTGTTGCTCCCTTAGTCTGCGTAGCAGAGAACTAAGAACTCTGCTGCTAAATAGTTTACTTCACCGACAGCGATACTTGCATAAGCTCTCATATCGGTAACTCTTAAATCATACACTTTCCCACCAAGTGTCTTATCTCGCTCAATGGCTAACTTGATACTGGATGCACCAGTGCTAGAACAGAACGCATCTATGGCGTTTTGGGCTGATCGTTCAGCTACGCGACCAACAAGAACCACAACCGTAAAAGTGTAAGTCTGCATTCCACGCTGAAACGTATCGTCATAAGAAATCGAGTCAGGCTGAACAATGGCAATCGGTGGACTTGGATTGTCAGGCATAACGGCTGCTGTGCGTAGCCCAGTAATGCTGGCAAGGTTAGTGGCAATCCCTGTGCGGATTTCAGATAGTTGAGCCATTATGCAAAACCACGCATACGGCGATAAGGCGAAACCAACTGTGCAACGTCTGGGTCAATGTCCCTAGTAACAGAGATCGCGCCAAGATCGCCGAAGCCAGCTACGCCGAGAGGGCTATCGAGTCGCTTAAAAATTCTGCTTGCTTGAATTATGCAAGCCTGCGTGATAGCGATTGGAACGGATGAATAACCAAAGACGGCTGTTAATTTAACAAGTGCCTGACCTGACTCAACGGGGAACAAGTAATTCTCGACAGCACGAATGCGTGTGTAAGGAACTTGTAGACCATCTACGTTGCCGTTAAGTGGTTCTAGTTGATAGTCACCTATTGCCCAAGTCGTATCGAATACGCCATCGCCAGCAGAAGAGCTTTGTAGCGTTATCGCTGTACCAGAGATATCGTCAATCTGGGTAATGTAAGAATCGTCAGCTGCGTAGTAGCGCGTGGCTGTACCAGATGAATAAAAGTAACGCCCAGCGTGTCCGTCAATAGCTCGTGATGCGGACTCAACAGCCATCTCTAACAGGCTGTCATCTACGGTGTCTTGAATTCTAAGTGCGGCTTTGAGCTGCGTTAAAGTTGCGTATCCGTTGTTTATTGCCAAAGTAACTCCTAAGTCTAGGTCTATTCTACTTGCGTTCTACTAATGCCCTACGGATACCTTCACGCAAACTAATCTGAGGTTTGAAGTAGTGATGTGACTGATAAGGATTACCAACACGATACTGAACACCAACTGGCGCAGTAAGTATGTGGTTGAAGATTGGTTTGAGTTCTGCTTCTTCGCAGACCATTTGAGCCAAGTCATTAAAGCTCGTAGGAACTCCAGAGCATAGATTCCAAGTTCCGTCATAACCAGTCTGAACGTGCCACAGCACAGCCTGAACAATGTCCTCGATGTGGATAAAGTCGCGCACCTGCTCACCGTCACCCCAAATGTCAAACACTTCCACCCCGGCTAAAGCGCGGTCAATGAAACTAGGGAACGGATAGTCAGCATCTTGGTCTGATCCATAACCGCTAAACGGTCTAAAAATAAACATCTTGGAATCAGTGACAAATTGGGCAAGGTATTCCCCGGTTAATTTTGCCCAGCCATAAGTTAGGTCAGGGTTACTAACAGCATCAAGGCGAATGTCTGACTCCGCTAAACGGTATCTGTGTTCTGGCTTTTGTAGTTCGATTGGGTAAGCAGCCGAGCTAGAGAAGTAGACCACGTTCTTAGGCTTGGTCTTTTGCACCCAGTTAAAAAACTCTGCATCTATGGATAAGTCTGTGGCTACGCTTAACGGCTCACCCTCGATAGTTGCGCGACCACCAACAATGGCTGCTAAGTGAATTACTAGATCAAACTGTTCTGCGTTTTCCTTAAAGAAATCCCTGCAATCGTTGCCGTCTTTTAAGTCAATGCCGGTTATGTCGCTATCAGGCAAAGCCTTAACAAAGTTGCGACCAACAAAACCCTTATGCCCAGTAATCAGTATCTTCATTACCAAGCCTTGACGTTCTCAACATCGTTAGCAAATTCTGTTGCCATGTATTCAGCAAAGAAAGCCTGATCGCCGTTGTGCATTTCTGGATTGTTCACAGCTGCGTATCTTTCGTCATGCTCTGCCTTGCCATTTAGATAGTGCATATGCTCAATGATTACGTCTGGCAAATACTTTCGATTACCTAATGCATCGCCCATAGCAAGCCAATAGTTATCTAGGAACAAATGCTTTAGGGCTGGCGGTGACATGAATCCTGTTGCTCTAATTATCTTGCTTGACATGACGACGGCTGTTGGCAAGTTCTCGCCTTGCAGTAGATCGTTGCCATAAGCAATGCCCGGCTCTGTGCCAATAGCTTCTGCAAGTTTTGTATCCCAGCCACCAGTGCGCGGTAAGTGGTCATCACCCATAAAACAGATGTAGTCATAGTCAGGTGCAAACCACAAAGCCCAATGGTTAAGAGTGCCGTTCATTCCCATACGGTCAGCAATGCAAACCTTGACGTTATTCAGTCCAGCAGTTTCTGCCATCAGCCCATTGTAAGTTTTAACATCATCAGCATCTATGGCAAAGACAACCTCCGTAAAGTCTGCCGTTGCATTTATCGCTTCAAATAAACGAATCGCATTGTCGTTGCGCCCTCTTGTCGGAATGATTGTAAGCATTCTCATTGCTGCACTAGTTTCCAAAATGTATCGCCTGCCTTATCTACCATGTGGCGCAGTGCATCTGCATCGTGCCAATCCTCAACGCTTGTAATTCCTACGTTGTCGTTAGTGTGAATCTTGCAACCTGAAAGCACCGCTTCCATAACTGCTCTGCACTCTGACTCAAAGGCTAGTGGTAAATGCACAAACCATTCCACCCTTGCCATTGCATCTAGGACTTGTTCACGCGGTACGTCTGTTAGAGCTTTGAATTCGTATCCTGCCTGAGCTGCCCAAGCGTGAGCGCGTAGCTGACCTTTTAACGGGTGATTCCTAGCAGCCCACAATGCTATTGGTTTCTTATCCATGTGGTCATAGCACTTACTGGTATCGAAGTAGCTTAGAACTTGCGCGGTCTTGCGTGGCTTTGTCCAAGATAATTCTCTGCGCATGTGTGCCGGGGTATGGGTTACGAATAACCGAGAGCCACGAATCAGTGAGTTAAGCCCTGCGCGTGGAGTTTGTAAATGATGAACAAATACGAACGGGTCATACTCTGAAAGTCTGTATAACTGTTCATCGGTGAACGCATCTGTTCCCGTGACAATGACTGAATCAAATTGGTGTATGTCGTGTGTATCAAATGTCTGTGGAGTGACAATCTCAATGTCATAGTCCAACGGTGCTTGCAAGCGGTATTCGTAGTCTGACATTTCTGCCCCACCTGCAAACTGCCCCGTGAATAGCCCTGTGGGACTCACAGAGCCACCGAGAGCCACGTTAGGCGCATTCTCTATGTGATGCGTGTACCAGCCTATTTTCATGCTTATAGTCGCTTGTAGGCTTTAGTGTCTAACACGGCTAGGGCTGGCTTCCAATGCTCCTCAAATACGGTATCGGCGTTATACGCCTTGGCAAACTCTTGCGCCTTTTCTGATCTGCCACGACCACGCTGGTATGCCTGCTCTAGAGCATCAACAATGCCGGGAACGCTAGGCATGTGGAACCAAGAGGACTGCGGTGCATCCCATAGTGGCTGACCCTCGATTAACCAACCGTCACCCAGTAGCTCAGTTGAAGCTGCGAAGTCGCTAATGATTACAGGTGTGCCACAGGCTTGGGCTTCTATGGTTGGAATGCCAAAGCCTTCACCATAAGAAACTGCAAGCAATACATCCATAGCTGTATAGATAGTGGCTAAGGTTTGCTGGTCAATGCCAGTGCGATAAACGTAAGGATCAACAAACTTAAACTTGTCCTCTGGTACTCCACATGATTGAAGCAGTTGCAATAACTTGATTCCACCTAGTGCGCCCATTTGATCTGTGTGCAAATACAGAACTACGTCATCGTGCTTTTGAGCAAACATAGAGAACGCAAGAATGTTCTCACCGAATGCCTTGCGGTTAGGGCTTACGCCTTTGTTGGCTGCGTTCATTCCGACAACAAACTTGTCCTCAC